CCTTGCCCTCGTATACCTTGGTCCAGGCGTCGATCCCGACCAGATGGCAAGCCGCCTCGCGGTTCCGCCCGTCAAGGATCTTGCCGTCGAGCAACCAGACCGGCTCCTGCTGCCCGTTCGTCTCGATGTCGTCGGCGAGGCGGCGCAGCTCGTCGTCGGGCAGCATGGGGAAAAGGGCAGCGAGCGGATGATGCGGCAGGCGCGTGAGCGGCGGCAGCTCGGCCGTCGGCGAAGGCTCGATCTCGGCCGGCGCAGGGAGGCGATCGGCGCCCTGCTCGGGTTGAACCCGAGAATCCGGCGCGCCGGGTCCGTCCTCGCCCCCCTGCCCGATTTCCGGCGGCGTCACGTCGGCGAGCTCGCAAAGCTTCGCCATGGGATACCAGACCGTACCATCTTTCTTGTCACGACCAATCAGCCCGCGGCCGTTCAGGCTGCGACATGCGACGACATCGGATTGTTTCTCCGCACGATAGACACCCGCTTGCAACACTGCGTCGACGATCTCGCGCGCCTTCGGTCCAAGCTTCGGAAGCTGATCGCTCACGGCCTTCTTCCTTCCGATTGTTCGATGATCTTGCAGACCTCGTCTTCGTCGATGCCGAGTTCGGCTGCGATCGAGTGCGTGTCGCGGTTCTCCTGGAGCCAGAGCGTCAGAACGCGCACGACGAGGACCTGGCGGGACAGCGTCGTCATTCCACCCTCGCCAGGCGATCGAGATATTCCGCACCTCTCGCCGTCAGCCGCACGTCGTCACGGCTACGGCCGACCCAGGCGACGAAGCCAGCGGCAAGCGCCTTGACCACGGCATCACGGTCGACGTTGCGGGCGAGCGTGTATGCGTCGCCGCTCGCCCGCACCCGCCGCAGCAGCGCGATGCAGCGCGTCCCGACCGAGCCACTGGCAGTCCAGCGCGTGGGGGTGGCGCGCTCCATCAGTGCACCCCCTTTCGGCCGATATCGCCGAGGCCGTTCCCGCGCATGGATTCCAGCGCCGCGCGCAGTCCATCGACCGTCGACTCGTCATCCAGTCCGGCCGTGATCGCCGCCGCGGCACAGGCGACCGTCACGACGCTCACGGCCGCTTCCGGGTCGTCGGGCAGCAGTGCGCAGATCGCCGTCACCGTCTTGGTCGGGTTTTCGGGTCCGCCGTCCATCAGGCCGCCCCGTCCATCATCATCGCTTCGAGGCGGGCAAGATCCTGCTTCGCCGCCACGATGCGGCTGCGGATGGCCTGGCGTTCGGCCGCGTCAATGCGGCCATCCTCGATCGCCTGCGCGGCGGTGCGCACGACATCGTCGAGCACGCCGTCGAGGCGCAGGACCGCGCTGGCGGTGACCGCGCCGAAGCTGGAGACGTGCTCGTCCTTTACGATCCGCGACAAGGCGGTTAGCAGGAAGGGGTGATCGCACCGCCGGTCGAGTTCGGCGGCAAGATCGAGGCGGATGAAGCTGTCGCGCCATTCCTCGCCCGTGGAGGCGTATTTGGTCAGCGTCGAGGAGGCGACCCCTAGCGCCACGGCTGCCCGGCTAACGCCGCCCAGCGCCTCGTAAGCCGCAGCCGTGGCGGCCTTGATGATGGATGCATGTTGGTCAGAAATTGCACGCACGAAAACACCCCTGAGTTTGGGTCAAGGAAAAAATCAACCGAAAGGATTCCGTGAAGGCCGCGCGCCGGCGGCTTAGGGTCAGCCCATCAGATCACGGAGGGCCGCATGGATAGGCAGAGGGAAAAACAGAGGCAGGGACGCGCCGAAGCTGGGCGCGTCCCTGCCAGTGGGCAAGGTCGCCGATCGGGAGGAGGTAACCGGTGCCTTGCTGGAGAAACTTCATTCGGCCGCCTCCACCGGATGCGGCAACTCTACGGGCAGCCCCCTCGCCGCACAGTTGGCGGCGTAGAGTTCCTCCGGGCGATAATTTGTGAGCGCAATGATCACCGGCCAGTGGCGATCCGGAATACCGGTCTTGCTCCACTTGTAGACGGCATCCTTCGAGATATCGCCGCCAGCCTTGCTGCTGGCTTGCGCTATCGCGTCGGGTCCGCCTGCGTCCTTGATGATCTGCTTGATAGTGGTCGTGCTCACGCATGAACTAATACTGGATTTTAAATCCAACTATAAGGCAAATGATTTCCAGACCGGAAATTATTTCCGAAAGTATGATGCGACGATGAACTGGTGGAAGAGATTGGACGAGCGGCGCAAGGAACTCGGCTGGAACAAAGCCGAGTTGGCGCGCCGTTCGGGCATCCCGTACGACAATATCAACAAGTATCTCCGAGGCGAGATCGAGCAGCCGCGCGGGGATGCCCTTGAGACCCTCGCTCGAACGATCAAGCGACCGCTGCTGTGGCTCAGAGACGGTATTGAGGTCGAAGGCGGCGAGTTGGTGCCCGCACCTGGGCGCCTCGTGGCCGGGGCGCTTGTCGGCAAAGCAGAGGCCGGCACGTTCAGAGAGGTCGACGCTTTCGACCAGGCTGAACGCCAGGTGATCGCCGTTCCGCCGGATGAGCGCTTCCCCAATGCTCGAATATTGGTTTTCGATGTTGCAGGCGATTCGATGAATGACCTCCGGCCCCGCCCGATCCTCGATGGAGACCGGTTGATTTGCGTTGCATACGAGGATGTGGCCCATGAGGCCGTGCTCCGCGACGGCATGGTCGTTGTCGTCGAGCGAACGCGTGACGGCGGGCAAACGCGTGAATGGTCTGTGAAGCAGGCAGAGATCTATCAAGGGCGCACGGAATTTCATCCGCGCTCGACCAATCCGAAGCATAAGCCGATCGTCGTAGAGCGAGACGTTTTTGCGGACGATGGCTCTCAGGTCGAAGTGGTCGGCCTTGTTCGCCGGGTTCAGAACGACCTTCCGTTTTAGGCCGCCAAGCTCTTTCGAAGATCGAACGCTTGGCAGGCCATGCGAATTTCTCCGAGCAACCAGCTCGGCGGCTCATCGCACATGAACACCCGATTGTCGGCACCAACGAAGTTCATTACGGGGTAAATGCCGAACCACTCTCCCGTGTCGACTGGGGCAAGGCGAGCGATGCGAAAGCTATATCCCGGAAACTGTCGCCTTAAATGATCGGCGAGGCGCTCCTTCGGCGCCCATGCATCGGTGCGTAGCGCGCCCGGCGGCACGACGACGAACTCCGTGACTTCCCTAAAATCCATAGCTCCGCTCCTGGCTAATTCCGATAATCTGCCCAACAACCCCGGCGCAGACGCAGTTAAAGCGGAGCGCATCGAGAAATCCGCTCTCCACCAGCTCGTCTACATCACAGGGCGCATCATCGACCGCAGGAACCTCGACCGTCCGGGATGACTCCCTCAGGCAGTTGTCGCAGCGGATGTGCAGCGTGAACACTCTCGGCAAATGACGCAGCGCAACGCTCATGTTTGTTCTCCTTTCGTTCGAATAATCCAGATGCAAGCGCGTGAGTCGAGTCGTTTTCGCCGATATGGAAAATAAATCCATTCTCCCATTGACGACTGCTTAAAGTGGATTTAATTTCCAACTTGCAAGCCCTTCATCAAACGGAGACCAACATGCAACCAAACGGCGGAATTCACACGAGAAACACGATCAACCGCATGGCCGAGGCGATGCGCTCGGTCGGCGACGGCTGCACTAAGGAAGATTTGCTCCTGAAAGGCTTCACCGAGCGCCAGGTTTACATCTTCGGCCCGAAGGCCACCGAGCTCGCCACCGTCATGGCCCGAGCGGCGTAGCGCCATGACGAAGAGGGCGCGCCGCCGTGGACCCCTGCCCCTGTGGTTCACGCGCGGGGCGCTCGCCGGCCTCGCCTACACTCTCCCCCTTCAACTGATCCTGCTCTGGAGCCTCTGGCCATGACTGAGCATTTCACCGGACATAACAAGGCGCGTCTCGAAGCCAGCCCTAATCGCTTCTTCCTCGCCTGCGTGATCCTCGCGCTGTCGATCGCATTCCTGATGTCCGTTGCATTGGCTGGCACCACGGCCTTCCGAAAGGAATGGCAGTTCGCGTCGGATGCCCGCGTATGATGCCGCAGCCCGTCACCCTCCTCATCGGCCACGATGCCACCACGGGCCACAAGCGCGCCAGCGCCGCGCCGGTTGCCGCCCTTCGCGGTCATGATCTCACCGTAGCCGAGCGCTCCGCGCTGCTCGACTGCTACGCCACGCCCGATCGCACCATCCTTGAGATCGCCACGACGCACGGCGTCGACCGCGAGCGCCTGCAGGCACACTCCAAATCGATCAACGGTTTTGAAGCCGTTCACGTCGGCCGCCCAGGCTCGTGGGGAAACCCCTTCGTCGTCGGCAAGCATGGCGATGCACCCTATCGCGTGGACCTATATAGGGCCTTGCTTGCGGGCCTATTGCGCGTAGGCGCGGATCCCGACATTGAGGCGCTGGAGCGCACCCGGCGCTTTGTCGCTGAGAACGTCCACGAGCTGAGCGGCAAGAACCTCGCCTGCTGGTGCAGGCCTGGCGCACCGTGTCATGCGGATGTGCTGATTGCAGCAGCCAATCGCGACGGCGAGACCAGCGGATGAATGCCGGCCCGTCTCCCGATCAGATACGGTTGGACAAGATCCGCGCCCGCCACGGCGAAGCCAGCCACGACTGGACCGTGGATGTCAAGGCACGCGGCCTGCGCCAGCTCTTCGCGCGCCTGCTGTCCGGCACTGCTCAGTCGCCTGTCGTCACCGTCACTGAGGAGTGCGGATGGCAAGACGAGGAATTTCTGCTGCACGCCCATGCAGACATCGAGTTCTTGCTGCGGATCTACAGCCGCCTCGTCGATCGGCTGGCCGAGAAGACGCGCGCGCTCGCTTGCTACG